AATTGCCACCGGCAGCGCAGACAGCACAGGGAAAGAAGTTTCCCGCTATTCCTCAGGAGTTATTGGTACCTCCGCAATCTTTGACGCCATTACCTTCACCGAAGTTATAAAAGGTAACGTGGATAAGTACAATGAGTTAGCCAACCGCTGTTCCAAGCTACAAGATATAGTCGTCAAGATGGAACAGGAGCAGTAATGGATCGCCCCTTAGACCATATCCTTAACCAGCTTAAGATCTATGACGAGGTAGAGATCTGTGACTTACTAGGCATTACATCTGAAGATCTGATTAATAAGTTCTTTGATCGGATTGTAAGAAAGAGGAAGTACTTAGAAAGAGAACTTGAGATATTTGAAACAGGAGATGATAATGACCCAGAAATCCCAGAAGGATTCCAAGAACTCAACTTCAACGACGACTAAGTTGATCTTTATGCTTGCCAAGAGTCCTCATACATGGGGTGATAAAGCAGAACGTGAGGTAGCTCTTTTCAAGTATTCCCCTGAAGACAGCATGTTTATGCCTGTCTCTGTCTATGGTAGGATTCGTGACTGCTTCCGTGGCATCAAGCGTTTGGCCAGCAAGATGGAAGCAGACTTCCGTATTGTTTACCTTAAAGTAGAATAAGAAGTTAGCTGGAGTAGCTCAGTTGGAAGAGCAGTACTCCACTTGACAATTGCTCTACGCTCCTTTAGTATAGTGGCATTACAGGGGATTTGTAACCCTCTGACAGGAGTTCGATTCTTCTAAGGAGCACCAATGACTACTTGTAAAGGCTGTAATAAGGAATATCAAGCAGGTAGAAATACCTATGGGATCTATTGTAGTAATAAATGCCAACAAATATATCAGTCAAAAACTAGATTTAAAGATGGCCTAAGTTCTAATAGAAGTGCTAAAAGAAATCTATTGGAATTACAAGGTAACTTTTGTAGTATTTGTAAGTTACGTGATTGGTTATCTTCTGATATTCCCTTATTAGTAGATCATATAGATGGGCATCCAGAAAATAATGATCCTTCTAATTTACGTTTAATATGTCCCAATTGTGATGCTCAACTTCCTACATATAAAGGTCGTAATAGAGGAAATGGAAGACACTCAAGAATGCTTAGATATTATGAAGGTAAGTCTTATTAAGGTCGAGGGTTCGACTCCTTCCTCCAGCACCACGGAGTATAGCGCAGTCTGGTAGCGCATCTGCTTTGGGAGCAGAGGGTCGTAGGTTCAAATCCTACTATGCCGACCAATTCCATAGGTACTATGACTAATCCAAATGATGTACAAGTAGGCGGTAATCACTATCGCTTTGAGTCTATTAAGATCCAGCCTTGGGACTACATCGCTGCTAATGATCTTGACTTCTTCCAAGGTAATATCATTAAGTATATTACTAGGTGGAAGCTCAAGGGTGGTCTACAAGATCTACATAAAGCCAAGCATGTTCTTGAAAAATACATTGAGGTAAATAGCTAATGAAGATTGATACAGAAGGTAGTCTGGTTATCACCAAGAATGAGGTAGAACTCCTTATCTCTTATGTACGTAAGGCTCTCTTGATCCCCAGTCGTAATGAAGAATCAGAAGAACAATGTTTTGATGAATTTATCCAAGCTCTAAAGACTATTAGCGGTGACTTTAACAATGACCCAATTACCTACTGATTTCCAGAAGTACATTCATATCTCTCGCTACGCCCGGTACCTAGACGATAAGCAGCGGCGTGAAACATGGGAAGAAACTGTACTGAGATACTGTAACTATTGGCACGATAAGTACCCTGATCTCTTTCCTTATACAGAGATCTATGATGCTATCCTGAAGCTGGATATCATGCCCAGCATGAGGGCATTAATGACTGCTGGAGAAGCCCTTGACCGAGACAATATCGCAGGGTACAACTGCTCGTATACACCAATCAGCTATCAACGTGCTTTTGATGACATTATGTATATCTTACTCTGTGGTACTGGGGTTGGATTCTCTGTTGAAAGGCAGTATATCTCGCAGCTTCCCGTTGTGGCAGAATCCTTTCATTCTACAGATACGACGATTGTCGTCAAAGACTCAAAGATTGGATGGGCATCCAGTCTTAGGGAACTCATTTCACTGTTATATGCAGGGAAAGTACCAAAGTGGGACTTGTCTAGAGTTCGTCCTGCGGGAGCAAGACTTAAAACCTTTGGTGGACGAGCATCTGGCCCAGAACCCCTTGCTCTCTTATTTGCGAACCTTACAAAAATATTCTCAGGGGCAGTGGGTAGAAAGCTCAACTCCATTGAGGTACACGATATTGTATGTCACATTGCCAATGCAGTTGTCGTGGGCGGTGTCAGGAGATCCGCACTTATTTCCCTGTCGAATCTCACAGATGAAAGGATGCAGCGGGCAAAGATGGGTGACTTTGGAATGCTACATAAGCAAAGATACCTTGCGAACAATAGTACAGCATACACCGAGAAACCTGATGTGGGTATCTTCCTAAAGGAATGGATGGCACTCTATGACTCTAAATCAGGAGAGCGTGGTATTTTTAACCGTATGGCGGCTCAAGGAAAAGCGAAGGAGAATGGACGAAGAGATTTCCAACAAGACTTTGGTACGAACCCCTGTGGAGAGATTATTCTTAGACCTAATGGTTTGTGCAATCTTTCTGAGGTCGTATGCAGATCCGAAGATACCTTTGAGTCACTCAAAAGTAAGATTCGGCTTGCAACTATTCTGGGAACTTTCCAAAGTACCTTAACCAACTTTCGCTATGTAAGTAAAGAATGGAGAAAGAATGCTGAAGAAGAAAGACTACTGGGGGTATCTCTTACTGGGATTATGGATCTTCCTTTCCTTAGTCCTAACAAAGTGGATGCTCATGTTCTAACTGAACTCAAAAACCATGCCATTCAAACCAACAAAGAGTGGAGTGCTCGTATTGGCATTCCTGTGTCTACTGCTATTACCACTGTTAAACCTAGTGGTACTGTTAGTCAACTGGTCAACTCTAGCTCTGGTATCCATCCTCGTTGGAGTCCTTATTATATTCGCGCTGTAAGGGCAGATAGGAAAGATCCTATTACCCAGTATATGATTGACAAGGGAGTACCTAATGAGCCTGACATTACAAACGGATCTAATCAAGTATTCTACTTCCCTATCCGTGGGCCTGAGAACGGGATTATGCGTAGCAATGTTACCGCACTTCAGCAATTGGACCACTATCTCTCGTTTAAGAAGTACTGGTGTGAACATAATCCATCTATCACTGTATATGTGCGAGAAGATGAATGGATCAAAGTGGGGGCTTGGGTCTATGAACACTTTAATGACATTGGAGGAGTAAGCTTCCTTCCATATGACGATCACATCTATGAACAAGCACCTTATAAAGACTGCACGCAGTCTGAGTACGAAGCATTGGCCGGGAGTTTTCCTAGCCTTGACTTCTCTGAAGTTAGGGAGAGTACCGACACTACTACCGGAACCCAAGAATATGCTTGCCTTAGCGGTAGTTGCGAGATCTGAATTACTACTCTACCACAATAGGATTATTATATATGAATCTGAATGACTTTAAGAAAGCTCTAGACTTTACCCTACAATGGGAAGGAGGATACGTCGATGATCCTGACGACAAAGGCGGGGAAACTAAGTGGGGTATCAGCAAGAGAGCTTACCCTGAAGTGGATATTAAGAACCTTACTAGAGAAGAGGCTCTACGGATATACCAGCGAGATTATTGGATTGCTGCGGGGTGCGACTCTCTATCGTACCCTATGAATGTAGTAGTCTTTGACTCTGCTGTTAACTGTGGTGTAGCCAGAGCTAAGGCTTGGCTACGTGCTTCTGAGACTCCAGAAGAAGTCATCCAGTTACGTAAAGAGTTTTATGTAGACTTGGTAAGAAAAAACCCAGCCCAAAGGAAATTCCTGAGGGGCTGGGCATGGAGAGTTATAGATCTTCAGAAGATTGTTATTATATCTAAACAGGTATAATTACTTCTTTAGTTGTTGTCTTTCTTTCTGCTCTTGAGGGATGACATGTCTATTCATGACTTCATTTCTTAAATCACGTAGTTCAGACTTCATATCCTGAGAATTCTCTCGGATAGCATTCTTCACTTCCCCCAACAACACATCCCTCTGTCTTTCTGAATACTGGTTGTAGTTCTTCTGTTCACTCATGAAAGAATCTACCTGCATGAATTTCAACTGGGCTTCGTTATGATTAAGCTTAACATCAGACTTAACATCATACCAAGCCCCTACCCCTGCAAGTAAGAATACTACAATGCTAATAACATTGCCTATATTCAGACTCCAGTCCATTGAAATCTTATGTATCATTGCCGTTGACTCCCAAGTTTATCAAGTGCTTCTAACTTAGACCTTTTAGCAAAAGACTCCTCACCTCTGAGTAACTTCTCAATATAGGGTAGCTGTCTTTCCAGTCGTTTATTCATAATCATTTCCGTAAACTCACTGTGAGTTACCCCATACTTCTCAAAGGCAGAGGCATATAGGTCATCTATATCTAAGTTATTAGTCTTGTCCCAAGCGTCTACGGCTAATTCCACCATCCTCTTAACTTCATAGATCTGAGTCTGGTCAATAGCTTTAGCGTGTCTGATCTCTACTCGTTCTGTGTAAGTCTTCTTAGAAGGCTTCCCCATAAATGCTTGTGATACTTCATCACCAGCATCCATCTCGGTAGATCCTACCAACTTCCCTGCATTAAAACTAGCATTACCTCCCTCAGGCTGGAAGTACTTATCCAGTAAGTACTTGCCTTGCCCCGGTACCATCCCCACAACAGCCTCATACTTCTGGCTAGAGGTAGGTGTTCTACCCATCGCATAGGAAGGCAGCAATGCCGCTGTCCTGCCAATGGCTTGTAAGAATGGGGCAATGTTAGGGTCAAGCATGTCATCGGCCCCTACAGCCCCTCCTGAGCCTTGTATAGCGGCTCCATGATAGAGACCCGGTACTGCATTGCTAGAACCAGCAAGCATACCCATACGGAGGTTCTCTGGAATCTCCATCTTCATCATCATGGCATAAGCATCAGGCCAAGTACCAAAGGTCTCAGGAGCAAACTGCTTAAGCAATCTAAGCAAGGCATCATACTCAGAGATACCAATAGCTCCAATAGCCCCCGCTGTTAACATGTACATTGCTTGAGAAACAATGAAAGGCTTCCATGCATGGAATTGCTTTGGATTTTGTAAAGCATGTTTTACCATCATGAAAGTATTACCTGCCCATGCATTGCGATAAACAGCGAATGGAGATAAGAGTTCTCCAACAACCCCAAAGGACTGGTACATCAGAGGACGACGACTACGGTCATAGTTCACCATTGTCATCCCCATTACTTCTGCTGCTGACTGTCTAGCAATGACAGGATCTTTGATAACATTCTTGAAGTAAGTATAGGCCATGAGATAAGACATCTCTCTGGCATTTGCTTCAATCTTGGTTGGTACTTGTCCTAAAGATAAAGTCTCTAAAACCTTTCCTGTTCTTGTGGTTGCTTTACTTCTCATTTGGTATTCTGCTTGAGCATCTAGAATATGATTCTCTCTAGCCCAAGCAAGAGCTACATAGCTATCCGTGTAATCCAGAGCCTTACCACTCATTACTTCCTGCATTACCTTCTCGACGTTGTAGCTGGACAAACCATCAATACGACGTTGAGAATCAATAAAGCCAATGATTGAGTAAGTATGCTGAGGTTGGATGTAGTTCATCACCCAGTTACCGGGGTTGTAGCGTGTGAACACGATAGACATTAAATTTCTAATGTTCTTGGCTACCATGCGGTAAGCATGGGGAGGTAGTCCAGACTTCTCCATCAGGTTAACAAAAGTCTCATCAAACATCCTGAGCTTGTTGTTAGCCATCCCTGTGTAGTTAGCTCCTACATTGAAAATGTGATTAGTAAGATTAGGAAGTCTAGCCATCACGTTCTTAAAGGTAGGTCTCTTATCTGTTACTGGATCAAGAGGACCACTAAAGAGCTTATGATGAACGTCACTAACATACATCGTATTCTTGAAGGTCTCTACTACACGTTTATAGTAATTCTCGTAGGTATTGAGGAGGTCTCGTGTATCTCGATAGCGAACACCAAGTAATTTATCGACATTGGTGTATTTCCTATCCATCTGACCTTCCCAACCAGAAGCTCCAGAACGATCAAGCAAGTGGCTATTAAAGCCTGTGATGTGCTGTTCATCAAACCTAGAGATCCTAGCCTGAGCTTCAGGATCTAGGAGAGTAAAGTTACGATAGGCATCTACGTCCTGCATCATAGTAGGAAGTATCCCTGCCTCAAAGTCTCTCATCTTAGCCATATGGTAGAGCTTACCAGTATCGCTACGCTGTGTAGAGAAGTCTTGACCAAGAGAACCAGCATCTACTGCCTTAGCATACTTCTCAGCCTGTTGGCGGAAAGTAAAGGC